GTCAGATACAGAGATGGTTGAACCAGCTGTGATACCTGCGTTGTTTGTTGCTGTACCGCCGTAGATGATGTTTGTGCCTGATGTCAATACACCTGCAACAACTGCGTCAATAGAGTCTGCAGCGTTATAGGCAATAATGTCAGCAAGTGCTGCATCTACGTCGTTGAATGAAGTTAGGTTTAACTTCTTGGTTGTGGTTACGGCGTTGCCGTATTCCTGAAGTGTTACTGTAACCTGGTTTGGGTTACCAAGAGCGATAGAAGATACATCTGTTGTTTCTGTCAATGTAGATGTAGCCTGAGCTAGATCTGAGTAGATTGAGAATACAACTGATGAACCTGGCATCGCTTGCTGCACCGGCTTAACGTCAGCAAGAGCACGCATAACAGGAATAGAACGTAACGCCATACGGACGTACTGATCATAAGCTGTTTGTACGAGGTTGCTGATCGCACTGGTACCGGTGAGCGTACCTGATGGAACTGCCATCTTTTAGTGCCTTTCGGTTAGAGTTGTTTAGAGACCAGAGTTACGAATTACTTCGTCCAGCTCTTCTTTGCTATTTGCCGATAAGAGTTTACGCATAATGTCATCTGTTGAATCAGGAGTTAATCCTTGGTCAACAGCACTATTCATCTTCTTATAGGCATTAGCAGTAGCTGGATCAACTACTGGTTGTTTATCTTCGACTTGAAAGCCGAACACGTCAGCGTTATCTTCAAGCCATTTAGACAAAGACTCCTCAGTTGGGTCTAAGTCCTGTGGAATAAACTTGGCAACTTTGCCATTTACTCCACGCGATTCGAGGACATCCTTAATTGATCGTTCTCTTTGTGCTTTTGAAAGAGAATCAAACTGAGTCTTAAACTCGTTTAGTTCTTTATCTCTTTGCTTTAGCTGCTTACGCAGTTGTTTAACGAGATCATTATTTGACTCTGATGAGAAATCATCATCGTCGTCCTCGTAGTCGTAATTGGACATTAGTCCATCTCCCATTCTATGTTTGACGCAGACCGCATACTGTTTGGGGAACGCAGTATGGCTTCTACTCCCGGTAATTTATGTCGCTCTAACGGGCCGGTAGTTCCGTTAGCAGGCTTTAATTAAAAGGCTCCTTGACGGCCTCTATCTAGTGCACCTTGTGTGGTTCCAGCTTGGCCACCAAATTGTGCTTGTTCTAATGCTGATAATTTTTTACGCTTCTTTGCAGCTTCTGCTGCACCAGCAGTTCCAAACACTTCTGCTTCTGCAACTGCTTGATCATAAGCGCCAAGTCCTTGGTTAGCGTAGATATCGCTTAACTTCTCTGCAGTAGGTAGGAACTCACCAATGGTTCCATAACCTTGTTGTGCTTGTGCTTTAGTAATTCCATACTTAGCAAGTTCTTCTGCACGAGATACACCAGTTGCTAATCCTTGACCAAGAGCAGCACCACCAATTTCTGCAGCGGTAACCTTACGCTTGATATTCTCAAGAGCATTTGTTGGGTCAAGTGTGTATGCCAAGATATCTGCATTGGTGATATCTGGATAGAACTGTTTTAACGCATTAGTTACGTTAACGTCTGCATTGATAACACGCTTTTGTGCAGTAGCAATACGATCTTCTAACTCTGCAGCTGATACGTCATTAGCAATAAACTTATTGAAACCAGCTTGAGTACCCATAGCATCTTTTGTGTAGTATGAAGCAGGTAGCCCATAGTTACGCATAATGTTTTGGTATTGATCCTCAAGACCGATATACTCTGCTGGAGTTAACGCCTTTAGACCTGCTTTAATACGGTCTTGGTTAGCAGCAAAGCGCTTCTTATAGGCTTCTGTATCTTGCAAACGAATAGCAAATTCTGATGGAGATACGTTAGATTTGATAAGGTCCTTAATACCTTCTACCAAAGATTCTAAGCCATACTGCTTAAACTGTGCATAAAGTAAATCATAAGCTGATTGACGTTCTTTTAAATTAGCAGCATCAATAGCATCTTGATTTTGTTTAGCAATTAAATCTGTAGTTGCAGTTCCTGTTCCAGTACCTGTACCAGTACCAGTTCCTGCTCCCTCACCACCACCTGTAGTTGGTGCACCTGGTGCATTTTTATATAATTTCCAAGAACCTGTAGTAGTTCCACCAATCCAAGTGTAGTGGTAACCATCAGGAGCGTCAGGCTTAACAGCCTTATTTTTTAATGGGTCAGCAGTTGGTGCTGCTGGAGCAGGTGTTGCACCTGCAATAGTCATAGGTTGTGTAAATGGTTTAGCACCTGATGTATCTGTAGCAAGACCTGCATTTGTTAAAGCATTGTTTAAACCTGTACGTGCAGCTTTTAATGATTCTGCTTGAACTAATGCATTGATTTCTTCTGGAGTAAGGTCTGGTGTTGGTCCACCTGTTTCATATGCTCTAGCCATCATTACCCCATAAATCCGAAGTCTTGTAAGATTTTCATTGTTGCGTTAGACACTTCTTCTTTTGCTTGGTTTGTGTACTGCCAACGATTATCGTTACGAAGTTGACGTTCAAACTCATAAATAGGAATTTCAGCATCTGCAGTGATAGCACTACGTAGCGTTGGATCATCTAGTGAAATTGTCTGTGGGTTAATCTCCAAGGTAGATGCCATAATGTTTTTATATGGAGCATAAATGGTTGATAGGTCTACGCCTTGGTCAATTAACTTAGCCACCTTCTCAGGCATACCAATCTTGGCTACATCGCGGATAATTTTCTTGTAGGTCTCAATAGATTCACCCTTGTTGATGGCATTAAGCCAATCAGGTAATTGAGCACCGAAAGCCTTATTTAAATCAAGACCATTAGCAGCTGCTACCTTTGCTAAATCATCTACATTCTCGCCAGCTTTGCCTTTAAATAAGCCAGTCTTATCTGCGCCAAACTTAAACTTGCTATCTATAAATTCCTGTAGCGCAAAAGCATCTTTATCTATTGCCTTATCTAGCGCTTCCTTAGCAATAGCCTCAATATCAGCTGCTTCTAGTGCAGCACCTGCTTGAGTTGCAAGCATTTGAATCTTGCTACGTAGGTTTGCTAAATCTTTACCATATGTGGTAGTTGATTCAATAGCAGCAATCTTTGCCGCATCACCGGCAGCCGCAGCAATCTTCTTATCGTAGATAGCCTTGTCTTTTTCACGATTTAATACGCTCTTATCGGTGGTTGCTAACTTATTTAATTCTGCTTTTAAGGTCTTATCTTTGTTAATAAGGTTTGTTAGGAACTGGTCGCGGTCAATGCCACCTGTAGTATCAGCAGTAGTAACGCCACCAACTGTTTTATATACAGTTTTAGTAGGGTTAGCCTTTTCAGCCTTGGTTAGTTCTGCTTTAAACTTAGTTAACTCTTCAGGTGTAGCATCTCTACCAAGTAAGTCTTGAAATACCTTGTTGATTTGAGCAGTTGCTTCAGTAGGGCTAAGAACATTTGTAGTCTTTTGAGTAGATGGACCACCTGCAGCACCGCCAACTACTGGCTTTACGTTATTCTTTAACCACTGCTCAACGCTTAGGTTAATACCTAGACGAGCATTTTCTGTAGCATTTTGCTGTTGTGCTTGAATATAAGCATTAGCAATAGCGATAGCAGTAGATTGTTTACCAGTAGTAGGTACATTAAATCCAGCATTTTTAAGCATAGTAGCAAGCGCTTTGCGCTGTGCATCATTGCTATTATAAATAAACTGAGCAATAGGATCAGTGGCACCCTTTGCAGCACCACCTGATTTAAACCCACCAGCATAAGGATCAGGGGTCGGTGATGACATAGATGTCGCTTTTGGCGTTGGCTTTGGTGTTTGTCCTGCCAAGTTAATCTCCCAACAATCCTGAGAACATTACATTGTAAGCATCTTGAGCATTAGGGCTTGTTGCCGCTAATTCTTGTAGTGCTACCTTGGTGTTCTGTTTTAACATATCCTTATATGCGCTAGCTGCTGCTCCGCTACCTACAGCAATATCGCTGTTGTAGACATAAGAGTCGTAGATTTCAGACATTTGCTTTAATACGTCGAATGTCTTTGGTGCAATCTTACGCACTGATGAATCATTTAACATATTCTGCAAATCTTGATAAGCGTTACGACGGTTAATAGCAGTCTCAGCACCACTACTTAGTTCACGCTGTAGCAAAGGACGTACTGCCTTAAACTGCTTAGACCAATCATCCCATTGTTGCTTTAGGTTCTGCTTACTAAAGTCATCATAGGTAACAGCAAGTTCTGCCTCGTAAGCATCCTTTTGGTCATAGTAGAACTGCTTATCACGGGCAGTAGAGATATCCTGAAGGAAGTTATCTACAGTCTTGCTGTACTTAATACCTGACTTAAATAGTAAGCGGTAAGCATCAAAGTTAAATTCGCCCACCTTTGGCATCAAGAATGGTGCACCTTGTGGATACTTCTTTAAGGTTTCGCTATTCTTGCCAATCCAATCAACTGTTGAATCAACAGCACGGATTACAGATACCACGTTATCGTCTGATTCAGATATTGTATATGGCATTTCTTCTGGAAAAAGACGTAGCCATTCACCAGTAGCTTTATCTAAATCACCATTGTACTTAGCAATGAGTTGATTAAATGACTGCTTGAAAGATACGCTCTTGTTATCGCGTACCCACTTCTCCATATCAGACTTTAAAGTAACCTGTGGAGATGCCGGTGCAAAGAAACCAAAGATAAAGCGCAAGCCTAATGTAGTAACAGTTGCTGCAGAAATCTTATTCTTATAGGCAAGCAACTCTGATTCGCTAGGACGTATCCAAGTTTGGGTCTCTTCATCCCAACGTGGCTTAATTCCGTGACCATTAGCCTCAAGATATGTAGCTGCTTTACGGAAAGCAGAAGCATATTGTGAGTTACGTTCGTTACGATCTAAGCCTGCAAGTAAACGTGTTACGTGTGCAGGGAAGATTGCATTAACCATAGGTTGGTCTTGAGCATATGTACCAAGGAATACAGATTCTAGTGAATCTAGCGCTGGAACCATATTAAAGACAAACTTCATTGGCACTGCCGCTAACGGACCTGCAAATGTAGGAAACAATGAGTCTGGGTTTAGTGATGGAGTAAGCATATTCAACTTACCGCCAAACTCAACCGGCATAGGAATCTTAAATGCTTCTGGGAAATCAAATCCATCTGCAAGACCTTGCATTGTCTGGTAGACAGGAGTTAATCCTGGGTAGAAGAAGTATGAATCTCCATTATCATCCTGCTGAACAAAGCCAGAATGTGCAATACCTTCATAGGTTAGTGATGCACGTACGATAGATTCTGGGTTGTAACGCACAGCACGTGAGAAACGCTTGTAGAAATCTTCAGTTGCACGGTAGAAGCGAGCAAAGTTACGTACAGTCATAGCTAATTGACTACGAACTGCAGGGTTATCTACATATGCAAGTACGCGATTCATCGCTAACTGCTCAGTTAAAGAAACAAGTTCCTTCTTTGCATATACTTCTGCAGCTTTTAACTCTTCGTTAAATAGGCCTTTAGTAAATTGTTCTGTAAAACGCTGTTCAAAACCTGATTCTGCCATTTCTTTACGTAGGCGAATCATCTCATTGATAACGATTGGTTCACGAGAGAAGCGAGCATTGGCTTCACCCATAGCATCCCAAGTCTTATCGGCTAGAGATGCAGCAAAGTTACCGCTATCTGCTACCGGAACAAGGGTAGGACCTGAGATATATTCAGGAACAAGACTTGCATCACCCACGCCTGGTAGGTCATCAAGTGTTAAGTTCTTAGATGAGACAACTAACTTGCCTTCATTATCAACATAACGGACTTTGCCCAATAAATCCATATTGATTTCGCCGTTACGCTTAGAGAATAGGTTCTTAACTGCCTCATATGCACGCTCTGCGTGTACCTTTTCGTTGCCGCCTACGCTATATAGCTGAAAACGCTCACGTAATTTAGGGCTTAGGTTAGCCAAATAATCAAGCATTTCGTTAACAGCAACTTCTCGGTTATCCAAGTTACGTACTGCAATAGCAGCTAATGGATCATTAGCAGTAATGCCTAGTTGTACAAGCCAAGATACTCGACTCTGTTGATTTGCTACTGGATTAAACTGAGTAAAAGACTTATCACCTGTGGATTGCTTATACTTAACACCATTAATCTCAAGTTCACCCATTTTGCCGTAACGAGATACGTCATCAGTTACAGATAGGTAACGGTCTCCACCACGAAGTGCGTTCTTTCCGCCTTCTGATACTGCAGCAAGTGTGTCATCTAGGTTGCCATACTTGGCAATATCTGCAAGATATTCAGCACCTTTTGAGTCCAACTTATATGCAAGTTTGTTTTCAAGTACAGACTCAGCAAATACCTGACGTACTTCTTCAGGTGTCTTAGCTGCCGCTAGTTTAGCAGAATATTTTGCAGATTCATCTTTACGAATAAATTTATTAATAACACCTAGTTCGCCTGCTTCGGTATCTAATTTAGCAGTGCGCTTAAATGTTTGCTTTGTGGTTTCATCTGCACCAATACCACGAGCAATACGTAAACGAGTAGATAAAGCACGACCCTTTACAATACCCCACGTAGAATCACCGATTGCAAGGTGTAGCATTAAATCTTCAGTAGCGTTACGGATAGCAAAACGAGGACCAGCAAGAGTTCCAAGAACCCAACCGCTAGTTAGTTTATCAGCCCAACGCTTATGAGATAAACCTAAGATACGGTTAACTAAACCTGAGCGTACTGATAGGCGATCCAAGTCCTGAATAGATGGAACCGCAATACCTGATGATAGTTGGTATGGAAACAACGCCATTTGCTGACCATCAAAGCTAGCAGGGTTACCTATGTTCTCACCATTACGTACGATATCTGCAGCGTACATCTTATCAAGACCGCGCCCTGCAAACTCATCCATAAATGATTTGCCTTCAGCAGACTTACCTACGCCACGAACTTCAGATATGGTGTTCCAAAGGCCTGTAAAGATTTGCTTACGCTGACCTTCATTACCTGCAGTAAATGCTTCTTGAATAATCTTTGAATGGTAACGACTATTAGCTAAACGTGCAATTCGATATATTGTTTCAGGCGCATCGTAAGAATTTACATCAAAGAAACCCTGTGGAAAATAAGGGATAGTTGTAAACTTACGTGAGAAACGGTCTAAACGTCCTTGAATTTGATTTAAAGAAAAGCGAACAACTCCATCTTTAACACCCTTTAATTTGCCAACACCTTTTTCAAACTGAGCAATTTCATCAGTTGCAGTAGTAAGGCCTGTTGTAATATCTTCATATTGTGGTGCTGAACCATACAAAGCGGTAACAATCTTCTGGCCTACTTTGTCAATATTAAAAACTTTATCTGCAGTGGTATATGTAAATACACGAGCACGACGTGATGGAGTCATACGTGGAATCAACGGAGTCATACGACCTGGTTGACCTATTAGAATCTTCTGTACGTCAGCGTGATTTGCTAAGTAGTTCTTAGCAGTATCAGCGTTCTTAACGCCAGCCTTAATAAACTCATCAACTGCTGCTGGACCAAACTCAGGAGCAAGGCGCTTTAGATTTGTAGATGCTACAACAGCTGCATTAAGGTCTTTAGCTTTACGTGCTTCGCCTAGTTTTTCTAACTCTGCACCATACTGATTAAAGAAGTTAGTAACTTGTGGTTTTGCAAATACTGAATCTATCTTATTGGCATCTCCAGCAATCTTAAAGAGTGCATAGTTAGCAGCATCGTAGGCTTTCTTAGCCTTACCAAGTGCAAGTGTAGGATCTGCAAATACGCGGTATGAAGCATCAACAAAACCTGAGATACCTTTGTATAAAGGACCTGAGCCTTCTAAGCCACCAGGTAATACTGCATTTGCTACTTCACGACCAGGAGAATATTTAGCTGCTTGAACTGCGTCTAAAGTATCTTGGAATAATTTATCTTGACCCTTAGCAGCACGAGATGCAAATACTTTTTCTTCGTCTGTGCCGTTAGCAACAATGTCTGCTAATGAACGGCCTTCTGCAACTTTGATAGCAACATTGGTACGTAGGTCACCAAACTTTGCTTTAGCATTAGTAATGCGAGTAGGGTTAAATACTTGGTCGCCCTTATCGTTGGCAGTTTCCCAAGCATCAATTAAACTTTGAGTACCTTTACCCTGAACACTTTTATCAGTACGTAAGATTTGATTAGCACGATAAAGACGTGTCATAAAGTCAGAGACTTCATTAAGTGCGCCAAATACAGCGCCACCTGTGTAATGCCAAGCGGTGCTTAATGGGCTACGCTTAGTAGGTTCTGGTAATTCTGTACCGAAAGTTTGCTTTAAAGAGTTCTGCTGGTCTGCAGGTAACTTTGAATAAGCCTGCTGCGCTTGAGTTGCAGGCATATTAGAAAGTTTCTGATGGGTGTCAAGTAACTTAATCAAAGAATCAACCTGTTGGTTTTCCTTTGGATTTAAATTAGCTTGAGTAGCAGCAACCTTTAAGTTAGTTTTTGGGTCTGCCACTTGTTACATACCTCGCGCTAAAGCGTTCTGATAAAGGATTGCTACTTCACCTGTCTGATCATAAGGCAACATCTTTGCTAATGTATCTGAAAGTTTTTCGGTAGCTTGTGGTCTACCCATTAAAATATCTGAGCCTGCACCTGGACCCATATCGATACCTGTAGTGATAGGTTCATCTGGTCGTTGTGTTGGTGCGAATAATGGAGTTATAGATGCTTCTGCAGCATCACGTACTGCAGTTGGTGTAGCGCCTCGAACATCTGGAGACTTAGCCAGTGGAGCGCCTGCTTTAGCTGCATCGTATGCAACACCATCGCCGTAACCTTCTGATTGGTATTGTAAATCTGTACGTTTTGAAAAAGAACCAGGACCTGAGATGCCCTGCATAGGATTTACTGAATCCTCAAGCGCCATCATCGTCCTCCGTAATTGTTTCTAAATCTTCTGAAAACTTTTCCCAAACATTATTTAGTTCGGTTTCTCTGTTTGCGTTATAGATAGATAGTTGCATTAACTCTTCTGTAAGTACATCTAACGCTGATGTTAAGTTGTGCAGGAAGCCTGCACCGATTACTAGAAAATCGGCAAGACGTACCGGACGGCGTACACGATCATTTTCCATCCGGCACCTCTCGCACATAAATTTATTAGCCCTTCTTGACTTTCTTACCTGGCTTGGCTGTTCCAGCGAATGGAGCCATTACCTTGCCGCCTTGAACCTTGTCGCCGCCCTTCTTGCCTTCAACTGGCTTTGACATTGGAGCTGGAGCTTGTGTTCCTTTTTTCATATTGCACCTCCTCTTCTTTATGCCGCGCCGCCGATTGAGGCGAGCAATGATGCAATATCTGGTCGTCCTTGTGCAGCAGAAGGGGCAGGGGCCGCACCGCCAGGTTGTACTGGAGTTGGCTGCGAGGCAGAGACGGGGGCCGCACCTGCACCTAATGCTTGAGGCATAGCCTCTAGTTGTGGAGCTGGCGCAAAGGCCTTCTCTACAATATCTTCAATTAACTGGCCCTTTTGACGGCCCTTAATTACATCTGCAATGCGTGTAATTATTTGTTCAACCGGTTGGCCTTGCGCTGCAAGCGTCGGTACTGCTTGTGCATATTGAGCCACAGCAATACGAAGTGCATCTCGCATCTCCTCGATATCAACCTTTTGCTCTTCTTGAGTAATATTAATATCAACTGGAAGTTCACGACGTACATAATCGCGTGAGACAAGTTTATCGCTACGCATTTGTAGAAGTGCTACGATTGCATTGTTTGGATTCATACCAGACATAATGCCGTAGCGAACATCTACTGAGTAATCGCCACCGATATCCTTTGATGGAATATATGACATTGTAAATGGCATACCATCATCGTTACCGCGAATTTCTTTTTTGCGTGAACCAAATACTTTCTCATCTACCTTAAATGCAAGTGAAATAAGTTCTGTAAAGAATAGAGCAAACTGCGCTTGTGCTGCTTTGATCTGTGTATCAAATCCTGCCTGTAGAGCTTGTACACCACGACCTGTAACGACAGAGGCATCAATTTGACCACCGCGAACTTCTGGGTAACGAGCACCTACACGTAGTTCTCTATCTAATACACCTGATTCTGTAAAAACACCAGCAGGTAATTCTAGTGGAACACGACGAATTGCTTGTGGGTTTGCAGAACGCATAATTGAATCAGGGCCAAGTGCCAACTCTTGTACGTCTTGTGGAATGGCAATAGGAGCCTGGATGGACTTCTCGGCTGCCTGAATCTGTAGAACAGCAAAGCGTGCCTTAGCAAGCTGTACTGCCAAAATGTCATCGAACTGACCGCGTGCTTCCATATCGATAGATGGTCGCATCTTTACAGATACTAAGCACTCACCGACTGGGTTGGGGGTACGAGATAAAACTAAGTCTTTACGCTCTGGGCAGTAAAGCACATCCTGATCCTTGTCGTGGTAACGAACAAGCGATAGGTAAGGAGAACCTGGTGTGTATAGATTCTTATTTAAAATTTGATTAGCGTGTTCTGGAAACATTGCAGCAAGTGCGTCAGCATCCATACCCACAATCTGAGTTAATGATAAGCAACGACCAAAGCGGTCAATCTCAGGATAGGCACCGAATGGATTGATTAATGAAATAGTAGGTTCATTGTTTTCATAATCCATATCAATACGGCCAATTAATGTACCGTAGGTGTTATACCAGTCAGCGCCGGTATACATCTGCACCTGTAATTTACTTCTATCTACATAGTAGTTAGCAATACGGGTACGCTTATCTGCCGCCTTGCGTGCAGAATCTGAGACCATATTAGATGCAGAGCAGTTAAATGCAGGCAGTGGTGCCATAGCCTCAGCTAAGTCACGTGCTGCCACGTCAATAGTATTTGCAACAAGTGGCTTAGGATATTCTTCTGAGAACATAGAAGGATAAACCTTCGAGATGTCTCCCTGACGAACCGAAAGTACATCACGCATACGACCGTCACGAGATGCGTAACGTGTCTGTAGGCGAGCTACCTTAGCGGTAATCTCTTTAATATTCAAAGCCATTATTTAATTCCTTACTTAGCTCTTGGTGCTTTTGCTCCGCCAAGAATTTTTTGTGTAGTTTCTTTAGGAACTTTTGGAGTAATTCCATATGAAGCAGCAACTTTAGTAAAATTTTTATTATTAGTTACTGTATGATTTGCTTGTGTGCCTTGCTTTCCGCCCATTGCTTCTCTCATTAGATACCCTGCTTTTCTTGTCCGTGAACAGCGGTTGGCCATTCAACAAAGTCAATACGATCAGCGTCAGCTTGTGCCTTTACTAAAGCATCTGCTACCTTTGGTAGCACCTGTGGGGTTGTTACTGCACCCTTATCAATGTATTCTTCTTCTACTTCTGTCTTTTCAGTGTAGGTTTTGTAGCTTGGTGTAATTGCCATTATCTTTTCCTTTGTTAGACGAAATACTTGTTCTCTTGTGCGAGCATCTCGTCAATATTTACGACAACTCGCTTGCTTAGTTCTCCCCTAGTTAAAAACGGATTACGTAGATGGCTTTTTGCGTATTGACCATTATTTAACATCTCGCGTGCTCTAATCTCGCAGAACCATAGGGCCATCACCATATCGGTCTTACCCTTTGTGGTGGGAGACCAGGTGATTAACTGCTCAACTAGCGCTTTGACATTCTCTGTTTGATCACTAGGTAGATGTATTAAGTTGTCGCGGTGGTGCTTACCGTCTGCTTGCTTTGTACCAAACAAGGTAGACATAGATGCCACACCGAATCCTGCATCCCACTTATTATTACCAGTATGGTGTTCACGTAGGTAGATACCGCGTGTATTAAGATGCTGACGAATACCTTCGTCTTGAGTAAGAAAAGCCTGGAAGGCGTTCTTCTCTACTATCCATTCAGCCGGTTTATAAATCGAAGTCCAGTTGAATATAAGGTCTCTAATAGCTTGTGGAGATGGGCGCGTAATTTTAGTCGCATCGAGTATATAGCGCTTATGGCTAT